AGGACAAATAAACGCGAACGAAGCTATTTTACAGGAAATATCCAACCTGCTTGAAAAAAAGGAGCAATATGAAAAAAACACAGGAAACGTCATCGACATCAAAAGAAGTCCCAAAACATAAGGACGCTCTTAAAGAAAAATACATAGAAGAATCTTTAAAACTTCCAGTACCAACTGGATGGAGAATTTTAGTACTTCCTTTTAAAGGGAAGAAAAAAACTAAAGGTGGAATTTTATATTCAGATGAACAAATAGAAAGACAACAACTTGCTACAGTATGTGGAACTGTATTAGCAATGGGTCCTGATTGTTATAAAGATAATGAGAAATTTCCTAGAGGTCCGTGGTGCAAAAAAGGCGATTGGGTAATCTTCGCTAGATATGCAGGATCTAGGTTTAAAATAGAAGGCGGAGAAGTAAGATTACTAAACGATGATGAAATCATCGCAACCATAAAAGACCCAGAGGACATTGTCCATGAGTTTTAACATAGGAGGAAAAAACTATGCCTGACGATAAATCAGAAGCTATAGAAACAAAAGAAGACAAGAGTGTTCCTCTTGATACGACTGGCCCAGGAGCCGATGTTGAGTTACCAGAAGAAGTGGTACAACCAGAAGCACCTAAGGAAGAAGTTAAAACGGAACCGACAGAAGAACCAATAAAAGTAGAAGAAGTAAAAGAAGAACCAGTAACAACGGAACAAGAACCAGAGAAAAAGGAAGATACACAACTAGAAGAGTATAGTGATACAGTTCAAAAAAGAATCAGTAAACTAACTCGAAAAATGAGAGAAGCTGAGCGTAGAGAAAAAGCTGCGCTTGATTATGCTCAAGGTGCTAAACGTGAAATTGAAGTTATTCACGACAAGTTTAGAACTACCGAAGAGAAATATGACAAAGCTTTCTCAGATAAAGTATCTGAACAATTAAAATCAGCACAAGAAGAATTAGGTCAAGCTATAGAAACTGGCGATGCTGCTAAACAAGTTTTAGCAAATAAGAAAATCGCTGCATTATCTATAGAAGAAGCAAGACTTGGCGCTGCTGAAAAATATCGTGCAGATCTAAAACCTAAGACTCTTGAGGAGCAGGATTATCTTAGACACAGGGAAATACCTTCACAACTTCCAAGAGCACAAGCGGCTCGTGGAACACCTGATCCAAAAGCTGAAACATGGGCAGAAAAAAATGACTGGTTTGGTCAAGACCGAGCTATGACATTCACTGCTTTTGAAATTCATAAAGATCTTGTGGAAAAAGAAGGCTTCGACCCTAAATCAGACGAATATTATGAGGAAATAAATAAAAGAATAAAAGTTGACTTCCCTCATAAGTTTGCTATAGGTGGTAGTGTAAATACGGCCAGATCGACTCAGATCGTTGCTTCGGCGGACCAATCAGCTCAAAGAAGCATAAAACCAGGCCGCAGAACTGTGAAACTCACGTCTTCACAGGTAGCAATAGCTAAAAAGTTAAACGTGCCACTCGAAGATTATGCGAAACAATTAACCATGAAGGAGGTATAGCATGACAAAAGAAGACAAAAAAACTCCTCTTGCTCACCAAGCTAGGTCAGAATCTGAAAGACCAAAAGTTTGGGTGAATTCATCTCACTTAGATGCACCTAAATGTCCAAACGGCTATCGACAACGTTGGATTCGTTTTGAAACGATGGGCCAAGATGATACAAAAAACATCACGGCCAAGTTAAGGCAGGGTTGGGAACTCGTAAGAGCTGACTCTTATCCTGATTCTAACTTCCCCGCAGTTGAAGCAGGTAGATATAAAGGTTACATCGGAGTAGGTGGTCTAGTGTTGGCTAGAATACCAGAAGAACTCGCGAAGCAACGTGACGCTCATTTTAATAAGCTCACGAAGGACAAACAGGAAGCTGTTGATAACGAGCCTCTGAAGGATCAACATCCAAGTATGCCAATGAGCACTCAAAGGCGTACTACGTATAGTTTCGGTGGTGGAAAAAAAGAATAATTCTTTTTTAAAATTCCCGAATTTAAATTAACCCCGTTCATATGTAAAAATGTGAACAACTAGGAATAGGTAAAACTATGGCAAATCGACAATCTAGTGGTTATGGCTTAAGACCAACGAATACGCTGGGAAATACTCCAGCTACTTCTGGCGAGTCAAAATACACTATTGAAGCAGGTGATGCTACAGCTATCTATAATGGTGAACCAGTTCTATTAATCTGTCACGTGACAGTAGGGACTGGTGGTTATCTTAAAACTGCAGCAGCAGGTACTACAGGAAATCTTCTTGGAGTTTTAAATGGTTGCTTCTATAACGCAGCAACTACTAAGAAACCTACTTGGGCAAATTATTATCCAGGTTCAATTACACCAGCAAATAGCGAAAACATTACGGCTTTCGTCAACGACAACCCATTCCAGGAATATCAGATCGCTCTCGGCGCAGCTCTTGCAAATTATACAATAGCTGGAATAGCGGTTATTTCAGGCTTAGCAATAGCTACAACTACTTCCGGTACTAGTACTGGTGGTAGATCAAATATAACTGCAGACTATGCAACTATATTAGCAACAGCTAAAAACTGGAGAATCTTACGTTCGGCAGAAGATCCTGATAACAATGACTTCTCAGCAGCTTATGCGAATATTATAGTTATGCAAAACTTGAAATATTCTCAGTTTGTTGCGGGAGTATAGGAGCATAGAACATGGCAATATCACGAGCACAGCTAGTTAAAGAACTAGAACCAGGTTTAAATGCACTATTTGGCCTGGAGTACAAACGTTATGAAAACGAAGCAAGTCAGATATTCGACACTGAATCATCTGATAGAGCTTTTGAAGAAGAAGTAATGTTATCTGGTTTCGGTACAGCAGATGTTAAACCTGAAGGTAGCGGCGTTCAATACGACGATGCACAGGAAACATACACTGCTAGATACACTCACGAAACAGTAGCATTAGCATTCGCATTGACAGAAGAAGCTGTTGAAGATAATCTCTACGACAGAATCTCTTCTAGATATACAAAAGCTTTAGCACGTTCAATGGCAACATCAAAACAAGTGAAAGGTGCAGCAGTACTTAACAATGCATTCGCAACTTCCGGCTATGACGGAGGTGACGGTGAATCATTATGCGGTAACGCTCATCCTACACTTAACGGTAATCAGACAAATATACCGACTACAAATGCAGATTTATCTGAAACATCTTTAGAGCAAGCTTTAATTGATATCGCTTCTTTACAAGATGAAAGAGGATTAAAAATTGCAGCTCAAGGAATGAAAATGCTCATCCCTAAAGAATTGCAATTTACTGCTGAGAGAATAATGAAATCTCAAGGTAGAACTGGTACAGCTGATAACGATATCAATGCACTTAAAAGCATGGGAATGGTTCCACAAGGTTTTGTGGTTAATCATTACTTAGCTGATACAGATGCTTGGTTTATTAAAACTGATGTTCCAAATGGAATGAAGCACTTTGTTAGAGCACCATTAAAAACAGCTATGGAAGGCGACTTCGATACTGGCAATGTTAGATACAAAGCAAGAGAAAGATACAGCTTCGGCTGGTCTGACTGGCGTGGCGTATACGGCAATGCAGGTGCATAATAACAACTAAAAAAAATTAAAAGGGGCGGCTTGACTGCCCCTTTTTTTATGTTATAAAGAAATTATATAAAGAAATTACATGAAGAAATTACTCATAAATATTTGGGCATACGATTATCACGCTAAATTTGAAATTTTAGCGGAGGATAATGCTCTTTCCATTGAAAAATCAATCCTTGACAAGCTAGGAGAAAAAAGTATAAAATGGGAATCAACGGGAATGTTTGATCATACCCGAAGAATAACCTATGAGGAGGTTATAGATGACACAAGACCTATACACTACAAAGAGGTCCTTGGAGTTAGACTGGCAACAAGAGCACCTGAAAGAGGGCAAGTATAATATTAACATGTCCTATATTGATAAAAAAATTCAGGAAATTGTTAAAGAAATCATTGCCAAAGAGTTCGAAGAATCTGCTATCCGTAATAAAGTAGATGAATCCAAGGCTCAAGTTTCGATAGCCACTTAAGAGCTATCCAAAATCACGCATTTATCCTAAGGATCCCTTGCACTCTTTTTTAAAAAGGGGTATATCTCAGCTATTATACAATTATTAATT